GTTGGAGCGGGGCTCTCTCGCGGTGGCGGACCACCGGAGGGGGCTGGCGCATTGGCTGAGCCGTCTCCTCTTGCTGCCAGATTCTTGCACTGCACCAGTTACCGACTCAGGCGTGATAAATTCCTGACACACCCGGTTGCCATTTCTGCCGAACGGAATGGAGTCGCTGCAACAGCGCTCCTCCTCCGTTCGGCAGTGGGTGTGCCAGTAATTCATCACGCGACCTGTATCGGGGAACTGGGACTGAAGGCACGAGTACTTACCATCCCTCCGGCCGCCTGTTTCACCCAAGGGGACCTTGTTAGACAGGTCCTCTGGCCCACAATCCTCAACGTACTCCCAGAATGTCTTCCGTATGCCCAGCATACGGAAGATGGAATACTTAGAGGGCTGGGGGCCCTGGGTAGTGGTGAGGTCTTCCTTTCGGCTGACCTTTCCAAGGCTACAGACGGGTTTGGTCATGATGTGTTGATGGCCGTTGTGAACGGTCTTCGTCGGGCAGGTCTCCCTGCTCTTCATTGCACCGCACTCCAAGAGTCCCTTGGAGTGGGGCCTGTTACACATCAAGTCCGCTACCGTCTTAGCCAGCTCCCAGAAGTGAGGTGGCCGGAGTTGAGGAACAAGTTCGTCACCGTTAAGGATGGTGGAGAAGAGTATGTGTACGTCCACAAAGCCAGGGGTTCCCTTATGGGTACGCCCTGCTCGTTCTCCATGCTCTCCATCCTTAACGCCTGGATGAGTTCGGGTCTGGGTCCTGCACGGATCATATGCGGGGATGATCTGGCCGCCCGAACAAGTCCGGAACTTGTTTCTTCCTATTCGCGTCGGGCCGACGCAATAGGAAGTGAACTCCATCAGGGGAAGTCTTTCAGGTCTAAGCTTGGCTTTGTGTTCTGCGAAGCCTACGCCCTGGTGAACCCAGGGGGAGACCTCCGGCCGTTCAGGCCGGCTTCCCTGAAGGAGTTTGTTCGTGATGGTAACGGGGTCATGTGCCAGAGTTCTGTGGACTCTTCTCAGTTTAATCGGCTCGCTAGGTGTGCCCGCACACTTTATAAACGTCAGCGAGCGACTGCGCTGAGAATGCAGAGGCCGCCTTGCTTGCCCGCCTCCCTTGGGGGGCTCGGGCATCCGTGCAAGGGGCGACTCCAGGTCTCCTCCCGTTGGAGGGCTGCGATCCTGGAGCTTTACCTCTGCGAGAACTCGGCCCATTCTGGGCCACATGACCCTACGCGGTATGTCTCGCCTCTCTCTGTTCCTGCTGTACCAACTTCGCGGGTTGCGTACCGCACAGCTGTGGGCCGTGTGAGGACCTGGTTCGACGACCAGTCCATCACAGAACCTCAACCGGGCGACAGCTTTATTACCAAGAAGCAGGCAAGCACATACACGTCGGTATGTGCAAACCTGACTTACATGGCACTTGGTAACAGGTTCAGGAAGGCGAGACCACAAGATATCAAGGTGGGAAAGCAGAGGTGGCCTAAGCCCGTCGACGGTTGTCGACGGGGGATCTTGTCCACTCGTACAAGGATCAACCAAGTCCTTGAGTGGGATAGGAGAGCTCGGGAGGAGCTCGGCACCTACTTTCCTGCACGATTCTCGGCGCATATCCGGCGTCGGATAGGCGCCTACCGGTACAGTGATGTACCGGGAGATGTCAGGAG